ATACTTATTTGTACCTTTATATTCATCTGTGGAAATCAAAGTAGCGATATCACTCTGTCCTGAACGAGACGTCGCCTTAACAATTGATTTCAGTCCACTCGGCATATCATTATAGAAGTCGTTAGTACATAAGGTACGTAAAGATTGACCGGCCCAACCACTTCTAGCACCTCTATCATCTGTACTGTCTATTACACCTGTTTTCCATACCCCATCCACCGCAACGGACACTTTTGCTTTCGTATTGTTACCGATCGCTGTTGTGAGAGTATCATAATCGAAGTCCAAAATAACTACGTCCTTTGCGCCTGTAGTAAACTCGACATTTCTCTTATCACCAACGTCCCAAATATCACGTAAATCAAACTCGCTATCGTTATATGCTCGTGTAAGAAGAGAACTCATTTGATCCCACGTAGCCTCTGCAAACGAAGGATAATAAACAACAGTAGTCGTTACACCGCCAAGCTGATTTACATTTACAACATTTGTCTTTTGACTTTTTGAATACTTCCAAGTTACATTGTACGAACCAAGTTTTGGCAAGACAAAAACGTCATACTTCGCATTCGGCATAATTTGTGTCTTCTGATACCATCCGCCAGCTATAGAAACAGTAACTGGCTTTCCAGTCATAGACATCTCTTGATTCAATACAATAAGCGTAGGATTAGCACCGGTCAAACCGGCAAAGTTTATTTCTTCCCATGTGGAATTAGCCACATCATATCCGTATAGAATATTGCCCTCCTTCTTAAAACCACCTCTGGCCTTAATCGCCGTTACATCATTATCGATTTTGTCCATAGTAGTCTTATCGGCTATCTGAAATATAGACATTTACTCACCTCCTTTATTCGAGAACAATACCACCGATTTCGTCTATAGTTACGTTTTTCGTTGTTTGTCCGTAAGACACAACATAATTGCCGAGAGCTGGCACTGCTACAGTGTAGTAATCAACGTCTGGCATAGTGAAAGTGGTCTCGAACCAACCGCCCTCGTGCTCAACCGTAATCTCTGTGCTCGTAAGATTATCGTTGATGATAACCAATGTAGCATTTGCTCCCGACATTTTATCAAATCTAATCTCTTCCCACTCACTTGTTATGGGATTAAAACCGAATAAAGCACCGCTTGTAGACTTGAATCCACCACGACTCTTAAGCGCTGTAGTATCATGCTTAATAGAATCAAGAGTACTTTTGTCGGCAATATTAACTGTCGAAGGCATTTACTTTCACTCCTTTCACACGGTCAGGCTTACTACACCATCATTGATGGCAAATAGCAAGTCCGTACCCGTTACTTTACCTGATAGATCGCTGAGTGTAAGTAATCCCAGCTGTGAAGGAGTCTTATTGCCCGTCAATACAGTATTGTTAATTGTAGGCTTATTAGTGAGCTGCTCATAGCTTGTTACAGTAGTACTGAAGCTATATTCAACTCCCTTACATATTATTTTAGGCATAATTAATCACCTCACTAATCGGTGGTTTTGGTATACTGAATAGTTACCGTGTCAATTTCATCACCTGTTGTACGATAAGATATTATTTCAACAACATCATTATTCATACGAGCGCCAATAGGGAGTGTCCTCTTATCTCTAATTCCTATTGCATTTATAACCATACCAATATTAGACATTGATACACCCGTACTTGCCCAACTGTTTGCTGATATATCCCAATAAGAATTTGATACTATTGTCTTTTGATACAAAGGTTTCCCATCAATCCAAGTCCCCACCACTTGTTCATCAGTAGAATAGTCATTACCGTCACCTATGGAGATAGGGGAGTCGGTGGACTTGGTGTATTTGAGAATTATATAAGCCTTTTCTCCGCTTCTATCATAGTTTACAATAACTTTCACTACCAGATTACTACCAGATTTTTCTATATTGTAACCAATCTGTGCGGCTTGACTATTCCACAAAAACGGAAATGGTCTGAAAGTATCTGCTGTACTTGTGTATATCACACCACAAACAGGCAATACAAAATTAATGTTACTATCTAAAGTTGCAACAACTTTTTCTCCTGAACTCGGAAGATTACCGCAATCAATCGTTTTCTGATACAACGGTTTCCCGTCTATCCATTGTCCTATAATCTTCTCCTCAGTGCTATATAAATCTCCCTTACTGAATTTATTTACAATAGGAGTAGGAAAACTACCATTGAGATATGGCAGGATTCTTTTATGATATTCTTCGAAGTTTTTGGCTGTTATTTGATCTGCTGTTAAAGACATTTAATCACTCCTTTCTATACACACTACATACAGTGATGAATGATTGAATACACCACTATATGTAGTGTTAAAGTGTCAATAAAAAATGTGTTTTATTGGTATGTGTCGGTTGTTTTGGTGTATTGTAAAGTAAAATACCCAGAGCCTACTCCATAAGTTCCAGCATTTACCTTAAAATCCCCATTAGGAGCTATAAAAGGACGCCACATATCGTTATCATTATTCTTATAGGGACAAATTACTTTATAACCTTGTGTCATATCGATATATACCTTATCGAAAAATACTTTTTCCATAGAATAGGTGGATGTGTTAAAAAGCGTATTTTCTCCTGTGCTTGATACATTTGCATATATTGTTTTTTTGTACAACGGTTTCTTCAAACCACTACTATTCACATACCAACCAACCTGATACTCTGTACCTCTTTCGTCAAACAAAACAGGCAAGTCTGTCGGAGTACCCGGCATTGTAAGTTCATCAAGTTCTTCACTTGTCAACAAATGTGGAGCAACAATAGTCTCTGAATTATTCTCATCATCATCCAAATCATGATCGACGAAGTTAAGACTACCTCTTTGCTCCATAACAACTCCGTCATCAAGAATAGTATGACCACCATCGTTCGAAGAGGACAAATATCCATTAGCATCTATACTCAGACCTCCGCCGATTTTAACACCGCCAAGGGTATTGTCAGACGCAATCGGCAACGTATAGCCGTCATCTGCCCACTCCACATCGTCATCATCATCCGAAGCTTTCTTGAGTACCTGACCCGTAGTGCCGCCTTCAGGCAGAGCATAGTGAGATGGTGTGTCACTTGCATTAGACACGTTTAATATGCCCCTCTCATCTACGGTCATACTCAAACCAGCCCCGTCAACCTTGTTACTTAAATCGCCAGTAGAAGCAAGACCTAAGTCACTACTGGATTTATTACCCGACAGCGTGACGCTATTGATAGAAGGTTTATTAGTAAGATTATCGTAATCTGTACTAGAACCACCGCCAGAACCGTCACTACTGCCGTATTCTATTCCGTTCATTATAATTTTTGGCATTAAAGTAAAACCTCCTTTTTATTTTAGCTTCATAAGACGACAAGTTCGTCCGGCCATTACATAACTGCTAGATGGACTTGCAATGTTTAAATCAAATAGATTCACATTAACTCCTTTAATTGTTCTTTGTGAACCGACAGAGTTCCATCAACTGCTATTTCCAAACCATTTCCTACTTTTATACCGCCTAATGTTGTTTTACTTGCAATCGGAATGGTGATTACCGTACTATCACTATTGGAATATTCTTTATCCATAAACATAATTTTAGACATGTAATCACCTCCCTTATAAACAAAATGCCGGTGCTATACCGCAATCAGTTGCCCATGATACTTTTGGAGCGGATGAGTCTGAAGGAAACGCTGCTGTACCGTATACTGATGCGTATCTTGTAACAAATCCAGTGCTAGCAGTTGCTCCCGGGGAACGAAACCAATATGCATGAGATAAATATGTATTATTATAAGCTGGCAATTTATTCCTTCTTAACGGAATATCTCTATACAATGCATATTGTGTACCTTCGCCTGGAAATCCTCCGTATTTATCATTACGTCCTAAAACTTCTTCCTCTGATAAAAGAAATACTTTGTCATTATCAGTAACAATGGTGGAACTCATACCACCAGCAGAAGTAAGTTTTTTAACGGTTTTTACTCTAGACTTTAAATAAGAAGGTATAGAGTCGTATAATACATTATTACACCATATTCTTCTTTCGCTGCTTGTCCATCCGCCAACATTTGTTGCTACCGAACCAGGCTTCATGTATCCATTTTCTTCGTTGCTAGATCCATCTGTATCAGAATGTGTTGCGTCTCGTAAACAATTTTTCGTATCAACAGTAATCAAAGATTTTGTTTTACCGTTTATAGCAGTTACAAGATCATCATGATCAAAATCCAATATTTGCAATTGTACAGTTTGAGATCTATGGCTTTCGCCAACACCATCGGCAGACATAGCTGATAAAGTCACATTTCGTGTATCACCTACACTCCATGAATTTTTTATTTCATTTAACGTTATAGTACCGTTATAATAACCATCAATTATGTCTTCTATCTCTTCATCTGTTGCAGATGACCAAGATGGCAACGGATCCCATTTAACAAAATATAAAGTTCCATTCATCTTAGTGGCAATCGGTAAAGCATCGTATTCAGATTCTGTTAATTCAGCAACACGTTTGTTAATATACCCTTTAACATTCGTACTAAGTCTACTAACGCCACTATCAGTAAGGATTTTATCTGACATGACTAAATCCTCCTTTATGAATTACTATCATCTATCAAATAAACCGCCCCGTTCATTTTTTCAGCCGGGGTTAAGGAATCGTATTCTGCTTGAGTTAACGCAACGATTTGTTCATCTGCGTAATTTTTAAATAATTCACTTAATTCACCTACGCCATTTTCATTTACATACTTTGTAGCAGGCATTCCATAACCTCCTTTTAAAAATAGGAGGAGCATTAAAAATATAACACTCCCCTAATCAATTAAGCGCTCTGAAAAATTGCGTCGATCTCAGCGTCCGTAAGAGCCGCGATATCACCGGGCTGTAATGCAGTTGAAGCAAGAGTTCCCTGTGCAGCTGTAGCATAGTTACTCCCGAGACTATCTGCGTAAGCCTTTGCGCCATATACCGTGTTAGCAGAAGCGGCATCTCCACTCTGACCAACTACTGCTGCATCGCCAGCTGCAATAGCTGCATTCATCTGGGTTGTGGTTGAATATGCGGAAAGATCCATTGCACCGCCGAGAGGCTCCCAGTAACCTGTTCCGCCTGAAGGCTCGATCCACACATGCTCGCTGTCATCTTCTGTTACGTGGTATACATCACCTTCTGTGTTACCACTAGCCGGCAACGCAGATACGGTTGCAACAGTTCCTTTGAAATGGAATACACCTGCGAGAGTAGCAGTAGCTTCATCAATTGCTTCATCAACATATTCCACAACGCTCGTTGCACTTGCTGACTGCGGGATCGTACCGACATAATCGTTGGTTGCCAGATCTGCGATAGCTGTACCACTTTCTGCTACTTCACCGCTTGCATTAGTTGTTGCAATTTTACCGCCAGTTGCATTAGCAATCTTTGACATTTTACCGCTGGTTGCAGTTGTAATCGCACTTGCAATAACGGTATCATAGTCATTCTTAAATCTTCTCAATCCATCTTGGTCTACATATTTCTGTACTGTAGGCATAAATAATCACTCCTTTTCTATTCTTCGTTGAATACTTCGTCGACTTCGGAATCAGTTAAAGGAATAAAACCGTCGACCTTGGTCTTAACACCTTTTAATATACTCTCAATTTTTTCAAGAGTATTATAATCTTCCGAAGCCTGTGCGACAATTTCTTGTTCTGCTTTCGCTACTGCTTCATTGATTATTTCAATCTTATCTTCAATGCCTGCACCATCAGCCACAAACATTGTTTCGGTAAGATAAGTACCATCGTCCAAATACCATGCAAATGTGACATTATGTCCACCATGCACATCTTGTATTGAACTAACGATAGCATTTTTTCCTTTAACCGCACCCATACCTTCTGCGGTGTCATCGGTGTATTTCCTGGATATTACCAATGCTTCTAGTGCTGTCATTAGTCATACCTCCTTTACACCCAACTCAATGAACCGTCAGATTTTACAAATGCTACCTCTGCGTTGGCTGTCATTATCGAACTTCCTGCATCTAGTTCTCTACCTACTAATTTAACAGCATCCGCATAATTCACATCTGATTTGCTATCAGCAAATATACTCACACGGGCTTTATCGGTTAAAGGATTGATTTTGATTTCAGTTACAGATAACATAACTTACCCTCCTTTACCAATATACATAATTATACATTAGTTTACATAAAATTACAACAAGTTTACATAATATTTATTCGTCAACTTCATTATTTCTTAATTTTTCGGGACTTTGCTGAAAGCTATTGAAACCACCGATTGAAAATTGAGTTTCAATGTTTTCCTCAACAGCAAGTCTATTCTCTTCCTGTACTTTAAGTAATGCTTCTCTAGCTTGCTTTTCGGTTTCACCAAAGTACCACATTCTTGTTTCAACTTTACTTGCAAGTCCATTCTGCATCAAAGTCATACGCTTACCAAGTTCTGCTTCTACATCTACAAGAATACTATCGTCCCATTCATAGGATACTTCATACTCTCCATACGGTGTAATGTTATACAAGTCACAATATACATCCATTACATAGATGAGGTCATCAAGTGCTTTTTGTAATGCTCTTTGAATTTCAGCATTTGTTTGGTAACTTCTTTGCTTGAGGATTCGTAATTCAGTAGCAGTTCTTTCCACAGCAGTAGAAGCATCTGAAATAGTACCTCTTGAAAGACCTGTTACATCTTCAATTCTCATAAGAATCATATTCAAGCCATTGATAAATGATACATCACGCAAAGCTGGGCTGAATACATTATATGTATCCCCATCGTCACCAATATCGATAGGACGATACAATCTCTGTTGTAATTTGCCCATCTTTTGAACAACAATAGGATTGCCTTGTCTGTCATAAGTAGTTACATCTCTTAAAGCATCACGGTCAATGTCAATAGCTAACTCACCGCCTTCAAACTCCCAAAGAAGTCTTGAATACTGTTTGTCAGCCTCTTCAATCAATCCCTTTGCTTTATCAAAACCACTTACACCGAGAGGTGAATAAGTATCAATCGTATTTGCTTCAGGCATCTTGAAATATGCAAACATCAATCTGTCCACATTATCAATCTGTGCTTTCGGTACGATATTAGCCCATTCAGGAACTACGCTTAATTCAACACGCTTTCCTAAATCTGTGTCGCCTACCTTACTATGGCTGGCACTTGTAACAAAAGCGAGGTTCTCAATATAAACAGTATTGTCTTTTAATATATGATGTTCAAGTCTGCTATAAATTTTATCTTTATCAACTTTACGCTGAATAAAGGCGGCTTCTACTAAATCTCCACCACTATTGAAAGCTAACGGATAAAATCCATCTGCCTGAACAAAGTCGAACTCCATTCTTATCTTATCGGCTCTCTCTGTATTTGTAGTCATATTTTCAAGTGTACTATTTGTACTCTTTTCTTTTTTTGACGGCTTATTTTCGATTGTAGAGCCGTTACTATTTACTACGACATACGGTTTAATCACTAAACCGCCCTTTGCAATACCGTATTCAAGTTGTCTACGAAGTTGATTCTTAACTTTGGCATACTGCTTATTAAGGAATTCTGCCCTTTCAGTAGGTCCTTTCGGTATCTGCTCCTTAACTGTCATACTAGGATGAAATTGTGCTGAAACCATAGTAGTCGGATTTTTCTGTGTCGGATTACCTTCTTCATCGACTTCATTTTGAGAAACACTTAAAGCTGAACCCTCTTTAACCAGTTCTTCTTCGGCTTTTTCAACTTCAACTTCTTCCATCGGAGTTGTAATTTCACTTTCAAACTCCAATAAAGCTGTCCTTGCTTTCTCACTAGCAATAAGTTGTGGTAATCCAAGAGAACGCACAACACTTGGGTCTTCAAAAGTCGGTGATTTCAACCACGGTGCTTTATTTTCATACATATCTGACCACAACTGAATAGCGTTAATCATTTCTGTTGAAATAGCAGGTGTGACATTCAAAGCACCTTCAATACTTTCTCTACCTATCATTTTCTTAAAAACCTCCTTTAATCTATCCCATATTTGAGAAATATTAATCATCTGTTTCACCTACCTCTATATTTTTATCTATATTATATTTGATAAAATGGATATTTCCATTTAATCCTTCAGGGTAACTATTTGAGTAAAACAAGATTTTGCTAGGTTGTAATCTTTCAAGCATTTCATTATAGCCTTTTAACCACATATCTTTTAATTCATTTATTTGATAGCATCCAACATTGGAAACTGCAACTATACTATTTAACGGTTCTCCATCAAAACACCAATCAAATGTATCTTCAAATCCCCAACTAATGACCGGAATTACAGTAAGTCCCTTATCTTGCCAATATGCTGAAATCCAATGTTTTCTATAATGATTATAAATCTGCAAAGCTGGTGGTATATTAACATAAATAGAAAAATCTGGTGCTAAAATACAATCATAAGCTGATAATGTTTGTGCATATCTATCTGGAAAATTCCACACACACTCAAACTTAAAATCATACTCAAAGAAATGTACGCCTGTTTGTTTTGGCTTATTTCTCATGTTTTTAGCTTTTTCAAATTCAAGCCACTTATTTATTTGTGGTAATTCATATAATGGTTGAATAGCAGGTATTCTATACTGCCCCACACCGTCATACATACACATATCCAAATTTTCTAATTGAGGCATTATTTCTTTTTCTTCCTTCCTCTACGTTCTTTGGTTTTCTTTTCAAGCGCATCATAACCTTTTGTTTTCGCTAAAACGGTATCATACTTTCTCACGCTTGCAACTCCCGTAGATTTTGTTTTGCCTACACCACCGCCGTAAATATTTGCTTTTTTCTGCTCTGTTGTTTTCTTTTTATAATAACCTCTACCCACATCAATTACCTCTCCTCTTCCAATGTCTTTCAAGTGCATACCTCACGGCATCAATAGAGTGGTTATCTTTATCAGGATAATCACTTATAAAATTGCCTGCACTATCTGTTTCATACTCATAGTGTGTAAACTCCTTGAAAGTCAATGGGCATTTTCTTTTATCTATATAGATATGATTAAGACCTTGTAACCACTTAATTCCATATCTTACAGAATCTGGTCCTTTTATTGCACCTCTTATATATGCACCATAAGCTTTAAAGTCAGCTATTGATTTTTGTTCTGCACTATCGGCTGTCACTAATTCATTATACTTTATAAGTTTAAGGTCATCATAAAGCTTCTCAAATACAATGACATTCCTTGTATCTGTTGTTGAATACTCTGCATAGATATATAAGTCAAGTTTCCTAGCGTCAAAATGCATCTTAACAAAACGGAATGGGTCTCTTGCAAAACCCCAATCTATGCCATTGAATATATTATCGAAAGTTTTCCACATCGGCACTTGCTGTTCTGCATTAAGCCCATAATCATAAACGGGAACAAGTGCATCCATGTCTAAATCACAGGCATTAGGAAAAACACTACCACCAGTTCCGATAGGTAAGCCCATGTACTCATGTAGATAAGCCCGTTCATTCCGCTCTTTCAAGTCATTCGCTTCTTCTATGAATTGAGGACCGAGCCAATCTTTAGGAACATCAAGATAAGTATTCCTTATAACAAGAGTATGAGTATAAGCTTCTGCTTCTTCTGCATATTCATTAGCCCAATTATCAACAGATATAGGAGGGTTAAAAGTGCGGAAATCCCAAAACTTATCCCCGCCACGCATAGTTGATTGCAAAACTTTACGCAATTCAGCTTCGCCCGAAAACTGGTCTAATTCTTCCCACCATGTAATGCCGATGTACCCTCTAGCTGTCTTAATAGACTTTACTTTATTAGGGTCATCCATGCCCATAAAGAAAATGCGCTGTCCTGTCGGTAAATACACAATGGGGTTAGAATAAGTTTTCGGTATATGAAAGAGATTTTCAAGTCCCATCTCATAAATACCCCAAGTGACCTGCGTATAAATACTATTCTGAACAGTATTGCCGACTTTCCTAAAACAAACGGCATTAACATTAGGGTTCTGTATAAGCAAAAGCGGAATAGCAATACCGCCTACAAAAGAACTCTTTGTCGAGCCACGCCCGCCAGCAAATACATAATGTACATGGTCATGCCGAAACATATCAAGCAGTATATCATCATACATAGGAATTATAGTATCTTTCATCCTTATCGTATGAGTATCGGCTTTGTGCTGAATCCCATTCTCTTTATCATACCACCCAGGTAAATATCGAATAGCTTGTGCCATAAGTTATCATTCCTCCATTACTTAACATTTACTATAACATATAAATTATATTATGTAAACCAAAAACGCAAAAACGGCTGAAATCGGGCATTTCGGGCTTGTTTTTGTGCAATATGCATAATCGCAAAAGTATTTTGCTCGGGAATTTTTTTACTTGATTGTGAAATATGCACAAAATCCCGCTTTAAATATAGAACGTATGTGCGTAAAAAATCACGATTTGACCTCATAAAATGTTCAAAATCAGCTTCATTTCCATGCCGAGTCTCTATTTTCAGCAAAATCCCCTTTAAATATAGCTTTTTTATGCATGGAAAATCGCACTTTGTTTAAGTAGGAGTGCTCTCAATTTATTTTTTGATTCTCTCCACTGCTGCCAGCCATGCCAGCGCTATCGGTTTTTTGCCGAGTGTACGTCCGAGCTTGCATCCGATTTGTGCAATTTGTATTGTAGCATTCCAGTCCGAATTTATGCCAGGAGCCGTACCAGTCCAGCGTTTTCATTTTCATACAGTCCTCAATATTGTATCACATAGTTTTCAATACTACATGATACAATTATATAAACTATGTTTCTTTGTTTTATTCTCTATGTTTATAATGTTTCATGTGAAACATTGTTTTTATATATATTTATGCAATAAAAAAAGAGTATATATTCATACTCTTTTTTCACTCTATTTTTACCGCAATTTTATGCCGTTTCTTTCCGAGATATTTTCATTTAGAAAGTCTATGCTGTTTTCAACTTCTTTGTCTAGTCCGATCAGTTCAGAAACAAAAGATAATACAAAGAAAGTGATTATAAATACTTTTATCATTTTTCAAGTCCTCCGATTTTTTAGAATGCGCTCTCTGTCCGCATACTATACAAACAGAGAGCGTGATATTATTTTAACTTGCTATTCTTTATGCACTAACTTTTTCAAAAAAGCTTGTGATTGCTTCTTTGATTGTATCTTTGTCATAAACAAAATTTTTCCAGCCGTCTTTCCGATCATCCAGCTTTTCGATTGCTTTTGTAGTCATGCAAGACACATAATCATAGCTGACACAAACTCTAATATTTTCATGACGTTTCCAGCACTCTAATACTTTTTCGTTTCCGATCTTGTAAACAAGTCCGTCCCGATACGGCTTGATTGTGATATTCTCAAAAGTCAATGTATTGAGAATTTCAAACGCTGATAAAGCTTTACTCCGTGTCCACGCTGTCTTTCTCATTGTAGCTCTTTTTTCTGATTCTATAAAGCGCTTATTCTGAAAATATTCTCTTGCCGCTTCTTTGTTGTTTTCGTAGTGCTCTTTCAACTCTACCGGCTTGCAAGCCTCGTGATAAGCTCTAACTTCCTCAAGTGTCATCTCTTTCTTTGTTGTGTTCATCATAGCTTTGTACCTTCGCTACTCTTTGTGAGTAGCTCCTTTCTTTATTTGATGTGTTCATTATAGCACTATATTATAGAATATGCAAGACGTAATATTGCACAAAGATAGTAGTATATTATAGAATATGTTTTGTGTATATTGCACAACCAATCCTTGATATAAAATGACATAATTTTGATAAATGCATCCCTGACGCTCCTGGTTCAATTTTGAGACACTTTCTCTCGTTAACGTATAAATTATCAAAAAGAAAAAAATAATTCAACCAGGAGCGTCCTGGAGCGTCAAAATTCTCGGCTCTTTTTTTCTTGACTCCGAGCGTGCTTTGTGATAGCATAAAAGAAAAAAGCGAACACTTGTTTGCCTCACTGGACTACTCCAGTAGTCAAACTGACTACTCCAGTAGTCAAAACAAGCTCCGAGTTTAATCGGATAGACAAGGTAGAGTCCGAGACTACTCCAGTAGACAAAAATAAAGAATAGAAATACACAAAAAGAAAACCAGAAAACTAAAATTGTTTTTCTGGTTTTCATTTTATGCAACGAACTTTAATGATTATGGCTACTCGTCCGATCTTTTTTTATTCATAAAATTTTTTCATAAACCAGTTTATTGCATTTTGCATATCTTCTTTAGATATATCCTCACCTTCATGATTGCTACATATTTCCGATAACTTATCATACACTTCATGTTTCAGTTTTGATGCTCCAGTTTCTTTTTTCGTGGTTTTAGTTTTAACTTGATGAAAAACTTTAACTTCCACACCATTATCAGCTTGAAAACTATCTACTTCCTTAAATTTAAGCATAACTACTTTACCTTTAGTGCTATCAGCACTCCCTTTCTTTATTCTATAAATAGTATATCATATATTATAGAATATATCAACAACTTTTTTCTTGGATAATATATAGAATTATTGAAAATATCTCTATTCTAACATATTATTTTGACAGTCCTGGTTCGATTTTAAGCGACTTTTTATATGATAGTATATATTTATACATCTATTAAATAAAAGTCGCTTAAAATTGAAATTATAAACATATTATTGCCATATACTATTTCTTCCTTAACGATACTTTATACTTGCAACCAGCTTTCTTGTAATATCTCCGCAATTCTTCTGCCTTTTGTTTTAGTGCTGATGGACTACCTTGCTTTGTATCTATAACAATTCCATTTTCATCTTTTACCACTAACTTCATATTATATCACCTCCTTCTACTATTTCTCACCTTTTCTCATAGCTGTCAAATCTACCAGTCTGTATCTCGGTATATTCCAACCTGATGCTTCTTCATTATGCTTATTCACAAACCTTTCCATTTCTTTCTTGTTTGTTCCTGTTTTTACAATAGTTCCAACTTCACTCACAGCACCATACTTTCTCATAGTCCATACCTCCTATTTCCAACTACTACACTTTGCTTCATAGATGGTTTTATTCTCATCTGCTGACACATCATCCCAATAGTTACATATATCTGCACCTGTACTTCCATCATAATCATAATACTTACAATTAGCACAACACGGACATTCTTTTCTCCATCTTTCCAACTGCCTCTGTTCTTCTGCTATCATCTCATAAAACTCTGCCATTGCCATCATAATATTCTACCTCCTTATGCTACATATTCCACATAGTTACCAGCATCATCTTTGATGCACCTGTATTCACCACGGGCGGTTCTAAAAATGTAACGCTGACCACCTTCAAATGCGCTGTATATCCGCACAAGCTGTCCTTCCAAAACTTCACCATGTCTTGTTGTAATTAGTTCTTTCATAATCATACCTCCTACCATTCAATATTCAAGTTATCATTGGCAATTAACCTGTGCTTTAAGATTTCACAAATTTCTGCCTTCTTCATTCTAATTTCGATATACCCGCCAGTGAAGTCTTCTACCCCATAATAATCAATACAACCAAGGGCAAACTGGATTGGATCGAACTCATCATTGTCCATACCGATATATGCCATAACTGCTTTTCTGTCAATCCAACTATCTTCAATGTCTACATGGCAGTCAGCAAACAGATAAAGGTCTTCCTCATCGTCATAGGGCTGGCAGTACAGAACATCAAATTCTGTATCGGAATGTTCGCTGTCAACCAGCCTACCACATTCAAAGAAATTTACATCACCATAATTTACATACATAATTCTATACCTCCTTATTACTTGACCTCATATACTGCAATCACTTCGATCGGTTCATTTCTCGCTTGTACCAGCTTTGCCGCCTCCTGATGATTTTCTGCTTCCACTGTTGTGTAGTAAGCTTCCGGTTCTTCTACATCTGAATACTCCGCATACACAAATTGCACATCATACTTTTTCATATTTTTTCACCTTCAAGCTTTTCGCTTGCCCTTTCTTATTTTCTATACATATTATATAATATATTCTATAATATGTCAACAACTTTTTTCTCGGACATATTGTAAATAAAAACTCCGACTCTATAATGTTACTAGAGCCGGAGAAAAGAAAGGCTTATTTATCTCTACCCTGCCGATCAATCCAAAACCATATAGTAGGATGTTTCAATGTAAATTTTACCACTGCATTAAAAAGATTTAGTGCTTTCACATACTCATTAAATCCACACCCGTATATATGATAATAACGCCTGAATTGAAACTTATTCCGGTGAGGTCGTAACTTGATTGTTACGACTTCTCCAGTATTTGTTATCATCTGCATTATTCTACCTCCTCCTCATGTAATACAATGTAGGAGTTGGATTTAGTTTCAATTCTAGTTGCATCACTCACCTCTCCAGTTTCGGGATTTACATACTCCATCTCCCAAGCTACCGAGAAGGAAAAGCTATTATGCGATACAATTCGGAAGTTTTTTCCATTGTCTTGTCTATACCAATTCAAGCAATCGTCCATTGCATGAACCTTTGCACTTGATACACTTCCATACACTTCATATAAATCTCTGCCCTCACAATAGCTGGCTCTCCTCAACATCTGTTCTGCTTTCTTTGTACCTGCCTTAATAATCTGTGCCATAATCTTTTACCTTTACTTGCTATTGCAAGCCCTTTCTTTGTTATGTATATATTGTATCATATATTCTATAATATGTCAACAACTTTTTTCTTGGTAACTATTTTTGATTCTCTTAACAGGACAGAACACTCCAACTACTTCATCATTTTCCCACATCAACAATGGATACTTCCAGCTTTTAGCTGTCCCGTCACCTGTAAACAGAACATTTTCAGGTACACCTTTGTCTATAATATTACTATTATAAAATTGCTTAAAAAACTTGGCATTGACCACTATCTCATGTCCAGCATCATCTATGAATATTGCCAGTTTAAGACCATTTTCATCTACTACATTTTCCAGTGTATAATCCACCTGCTTTGTATTATCTATAAGACCTAATATTTGTTGTTCGGCTTGAAAATCAGTTTTAATCATTGGACTTGCCGATGCTGATAAAATCTGTGGTACATCTTTTCTCGGTACTCTTATAATATAGTGCATTTCCACTATCATATATACATAGTCTTTGTCTGAAACATAATCAAATACATATTTACTAGGAGCATACTGATAATTGCCTTTATCTATAAAGTTTTCTACTGCTCTGTTTATTTTCTTGATGGCTAATTCCATAATTTTAATCCTCCTTATACTTATAAAGCCAGAGATTTTCAATATCTTCAAAATCCTCATCTACCACATCGGATATTGCTGAACTCAGGTAAAAGCATCTTGCGGTAGCATCAAAGTAATTCCAGTCCCTATCCAAGAATTTCTCGGCTATTGTTTCAGCACTAACACAAAACTCCTGTAATGCTTCTTTAACCTCTTCAGGATTTGCCAGTACCATCTGCTCTGCATCTGACTGGTAAGCATAATATCCATCACTATTGCCAGTAACATCATCATCATTCCACAACTTATTGTCCAGCCACTCTTTAACAAACTGCTTGAAATCGTCTTCGTCTTCAAACTCTTCTTCCTGTAATAATCTTTCTTCAAACTCTTCCTTGTTGTTTTCGATCCACTCTCTTACATCTGCCTTCACATCTTCAAAATATCCCATACCATTTTACCCTTACACCGTGTCGGTGCCCTTTCTTTATTCTATAAATAATATATCATATATTATAGAATATGTCAAAACTTTTTTTCTTGGAAACTGATTAAAATTTTCTACTATATAATAAGAAGAAACGCATTTTTCCAGTTTTTTATAATAAATTTCAATTTCTTCTATTATATAGTAAAAACAGAAATTTAATCGTCCATTCCAGTTTCTACTAAAATATAATTATAAAAATATATGTCCAGCTTTTAGTACAAAAAATTATCTCATAGTGTTATAAATAAAAACTGAATCTCACCAAATTTAGGTAAAAATTTAATTGAGAAGAAAAATGCAACGAACTTTAATGATTTCTGGCTCTCGGCAAACTTTTTTATTTCTATATATTGTAAATATACTCTGTAAGCTTGTATTTTCGATTGTAAGCAATAAAATAGCGTTTAGATATATAAATATATACTAAACGCTATAAAGTGTCTTAAAATCGAAAATACAGCGTCAATTTTCGACTTCCTCTGTTAAATTTTCTTCTGCTTTCAAAATATTCTCATCAGATGGTCTTTCCCAATCTAATTTGATAGTCATATCTATATTTTTATTGGATGCTTGTGCTTTTTCTAATGCATCTATTTGCCTTTTTGCCAATTCTCGGGCGGCGGCTGTTCTCTCTGAAAGAGGTGCGTCTAATCCGAATTGGTCATTTACTTCACCTCGCATTACTTGGGTGAAGTATTGCATAATCTCATTTGCATCTGCTACACCTTTTGATGCTACTAATCCAAGTCTGTAAGATATTTCTTCTTGGATATAGGGTTTCATCATTCTTGCAATAGCTGACTTTGTATCTTTTGCTGTCCCACCGCATACTGCATAAGCCTTATATTTATCTCCACCATTGTTTATGTATTCATTGATGAACATTTCTTCTTTCATTGATAAAGCAATACCTGTGTGAGTAGAATGTGTCCATCCTGGACTATCTTTCTTTAACGGCTTCTTATAATGTCTTGGTTTCTTGCCTAATTCAAATTTACTAGGGTCTTTTAATTTTGTAGGTGCTTGTACACTTTCAGATGTTTTCTTTTTTACCTCTGTTCCATTCATTCTTCATCCTCCTCAACTGTTATTGGTAAATACTTCATGCATCGTGTTTCTCTTATCTCATTCCAGTATTCATTGTCTGTTGGCAATTTTTTACCTTCTAATGCAAACAGATAATCCCGTAAAAAGAATACTATCTGTAAATGTGATGGACTTGAAAATAATTCTTTACTTTCATATTTACCTGATTGCGGATTATAAATACTATCCTTGATATGATAGATTGCAATAGGTCTTTGTTGTGCTTCGGAATAAAATTCTGTGGAATTAAACAATAGCTTATGACCTTTAGCATTGATTGCTTGTCGCAATTTATAAATCATTTTGGTTTGATTAAATGCCATGTTCTTCACTTCCTTATCATTGTAAAAAATACTGCCGTATGTAGCGAAAGGTCAAAGGTGAAAACTACATACGACAGTATTTCTAGGAGGTACATGATGTAACAACATCTGTACGAATAGCAGGAGTGGGATTTGAACCCACGACCTCTAGGCTATGACCCTAGCGAGATACCGAACTTCTCCATCCTGCGTTGTTAGTAGTGTTTTTGTCAATGAGAACTCTACCATAAACTCATACCGTTTATTTTCTTCTGCGCCTAACGGCTCTGCGTTTCCTCGTTACTCTTTGGTACGCTCTCGCCATAATCATCACCTACTATCTGTTTAATATCACTATCTTCAACATCTTCCACGCCTTGTTCAATGGTTGTTTCATCTATCGGTAATGTTATGTACCATATAAATACTCCGATAGTACCAAACCATAATCCTAACACTACTAGAAATGCTATGAACCATCTTTTAGAGGTTGCCTTAATCTCTTTGAGTAATTCAGTTGCTAAAGCTTCATTATCCATTTACCTCACCTCTTCACATATTATACTATATTCAATTTTCAATGTCAATGAACTTTAATGACTACCAAACAAGTCTTTAAGAATAAGCTGTCTTATGTAATCAGTTTTATTTGGGACACTATTTAATTTGTCAATTATTGGTTTATCTTTTTCATAATCTACATAAAATGATATGGCTTTTTTCTTTTTTGCTCTCCAGTTATTCATATAATCAATATGCTTTTTACTTCCTCTATATGGCAAAATTACGCCTCCTTTATAATTCTACTATTAAGTCTGTGAGATACTTTGATAGCATCCGCACATTCTCTTTTGCTTCTAAACTTCATAGCTCTATCTTTATGAGCTGTAAAATCAGGTACTCCGCGCTTCATTCCAGCATAATAATGTGAACCAACTCCTGTGTCAAACTGCACTATATAATTTCTCATAATTATACCTCCTTTTCACTAAAATTATCATGCATAATCTTTGAAGTTTCAAGTAATGTGGTCAAACACTCAACTGTATCAAAAGCAGGAACTACTCTTTCTACATAATCTAACGCTGTTCCTAGTATAGCTAACATACCAGGAATAGAATGATTATTCAATGCGTTAATAACTGCTATAACATCATCTAAAGATGATTCAGTTTCCTCAAACATCTTCTCTAACTGTTCCATTACTGTCATGTACTAATCCTCCTTTATATCTTCTGAATAAATCTCAATTTCGATTTTGTCAAATGCCTTAATAAGCATATCTACCAGCTTCTTTGTGTAGGACTCTCCGTAAATTGTCTTATTGATTCTGATTTTCTGTAACCTATGCTTATCATAGTCATAGCTATTATTACCATAAGTTTCTTTGTAATTCTTATCAATGCCCAGCATACGCTTTGCATGAGTCTCATCTGCAAAAAAGCTGTGCATATTATACATTTCCTTACCATCTTCCTCATACTCATACAGAAAAATGAGAAATGCGTTACCTCTGTAAAGTTGATAAGTATAAACCTTATCGTAATTAAAAATTTCTGCTGTACCGACTTTCTCTTTCCACTGCCATTGAATTGCCATTTTGTTCACCTTTTTAACCTTTCCTTAAAATGTATTTTGTAACTTTTGTTACTATAAACATTATACTAAATGTTTATATATTTGTCAATAGGTATTGGAAATAATTTTTTAAATTTTTTTCGTTCACATTGTACTCTTTTCCAGCACACTACACCATAACCTATCTTTTTAGCTTTCTCATTTTTTAATTTTCTACCACATCTTAAACAATGTGAATATTCTTTTTCTTCTGTCATTATTTCACCTCCGTTAATAAGTCCATTGCGTCAAACTTTTTGATTGCGTAAATTGTTGTTGGACTTTCAATATAAGGCGAACATACAATATTTGCTCCCTCCGGTAATACTTCCATTAGCTTTGCCTTGCACTCTATTGAGCCGACAATAAAATCATACTTTGTAATAATTTCTGCGAGTGTTCTTTCCTTGTACTCTGCATATTGACGTATAACTTCATTTACAACATTGTTTATAACTTCCATTTCTTATTCCTTATTCCTCACTTTCTGCCTTGTATGGTTCGCAAAAATGCCTATCAAACCAATTAACATATGGATGACAACCACAAGTTGCACACTTTTTCGAGTGACAAACATTGTTCGTTGGAGAATAGTAATCACATTCTTTACAAGGATTTCGCTTAAACCATTGAATCAATTTATTTAACATATTTATCCCTCGCTTTCTCTCCACACTTCCCCTAATTCAGCACCGCAATAACAAGGTCTATGGTCTCTAATACTCACAGTTAGTCTGCATTTCACATCACGAATAATATCCTTTTCAAAGGTTGTATCGGAATCCAGTTCTCCTCTTATCCTTTCTTCCATTAACAAATCTGCTAACACATCTGATGTAAGAGGTGTCCCATTCTTAATTGCGTTGTAAGTTCGGTCATCTAAAATACCACAATATTCTCCATTTTGAATCGCCACCCAGATACTTTCGGGCATCTTAATCACTAACTCTATATCTGCCATATTTATACCTCACTTTCTGCTTTGTATGGTTCTAGTGCGACAACTTTTTCTTTCTCCTAATCAATTCTTACTATATCAACACAAATCTTGCCGTTAACGATTGTTTTGGTGTAAATATATTTCCTTCCCGTATAAGGACAATGGATTATGACAAATCTATTTTCCATCTGCTTCTCCTTTCATCTGCTCCAATACTTCTGTAATCTGTGGAAAGTGTCTGCCTGTCTTTGTTTTATACCCTGACGCTTTAACAAGTTGAGGCATTTTATGGTTTCTCATCAAAAGTGATAACCAAACCTCACCTTTATAGGTGTCTATGCCTACTACAACACCTTTTGCTCCGAAGTCACCAATTACTTCATCACCAAGGTTTAACCCGAGTTTTATTTCTTCATCAGTCCGCCTAAATTCATACTGTGGCTCTTTACCATCAATAAGGCTTTTTACATATCTCATACCATTACGCATACCCATACTATAATCATCTTGTGAATCTGTTGCTTTGATGGCAAAGTCGATAGCATCTATCATTTTTTCGTCTCTTGTTTGCTCTTGTTTTTTCTCACAAGTATGATCTACAATCAAATTGCCAAGACCATCCTTTTTTAGAATTTCTTTTACTTCATCAAAATCAAAATCCAAACAACTATCATCTGGCATTCTTCCTCTTGGAAGTGACATACCGTTTCTATCTGTCTTGTATGGCTTTGGTATCTGTTGTGAAGTTGCAGAGTTTAATTCATTAACTACATCTATGATTTCATTAACTTTGCTGACTATGTCTTCATCTGTATAGCCATATTCATCTTCAACATAGTATGTCTTACTTAATTTTTTTAATTCTACATTTGTCATTCCGGCACCTCACCTTCTGTCTTGTACTTGTCGATAGCTTTACACACCATTTCTATAATCTCATCTGTATGGTCATAATAATCTCCAAAATCAAAGTCCATAGACTCAATCTCGGTTTTTATCTTGGCAAACAACTCCTTGTCATGACCTCTCAATTTGTCTGTTAACTCTTTATATTCCTCGTCACTTATTTGCCGCTTATATCTCAATTTTGACAGTTTTGATCTTAAGCTATTCGACATATTATCTATCCCTCACTTTCTGCCTTGCGTATAGTCATCCACCTATTAAGATCTGTTCGACATTCAATGCATATATCCCATTTCTTCCCATAACTCAAAATGCAAAAGTTCATATTCTCAATAGTAGTATCTACAAATTTCGGGGTTGGCATTTCCTTCCCACAAATATCGCATACTGTTTTTGTCATTCAATACACCTCCCTTAACAATATACTATATATTGTAATTACATTATACTAAAACATTATATGAAAGTCAATACTAAATTGTCACCTCCCCAAAATATCCAATTAAATTTATCCGTCTACACCTCGGACATTCAAGATTCATACCATGAACTGTTCTTATACCATTAGCAATTATATAATCTCTTGTTGCTAAATAATGACATTGTTTTGTTGGGCATCTATACATTCCTTTGTGATACTTCCATTTGTCTAACATAGTTCTTCAACCTCTCTGCGTGCATACCTTTGAGTAACTCCAATGTTTCTATCTTACATTTACAAGACTTGCATTGATACTTTCTCTTTCTATATGTCTTACCTGTCTTATCTGTATCAAGAACACGACTATCAATAATCCGCATTTCTCCACCACAATCATTACATCTTAATAAAGGCTTACCTTTCATTTACCTTGTCCTCCTCTAACTTTTTAGCTTGCTTCTGAATTTCAGATACAAACTGGCAAAAGTCTCTTATGTCTGCCCGCTCATTTTGGAAATTGTGAATGTACTCCATTTCAATCAATCGGCTTACAATATCTTCACACTTACCCAATCTTTGGATATGACTACCTTGGTACACATCAGGCTTCAAAACATAACAACCTCTCACTTCATCAAATTTAGTAAATCTTTCAAACACTTATATCACCTCACATAATATATATGGCATAGCAAATTCTTCTGCCATTTGACCTGTTACTATACCTCTTTGACATTCAAAGCATAAATTCATAATATTTATCAACTCTCTATTGGTATATACTGCTTTATGCTTCTGTGCATTTTTTATCTGCCAACCATTTAATCCTGTGGCTTTGCTTATATCACTACTTTCACACGATTGAACTTGCAATACTGCCTTTGCATTATCATACAATACTTTCAGCATGACCATTGTTGCTTCGCCTACTTCTATGCATTGTCTGTGTAAATCAAAACAACTTATATCATCATCCAGTATAGCATCTACAAAATCAAATATCGCATCTTTTGGTGGTTTATATATAGTACCATCTTTTAGCAAGTAATTGAATATACTGTCATAGTCCACATATTCATCTTGCCCATTCAAGAAGTTTCGCATCTTATCAATTTCAAGCAAACATCTACCATAATCATGTTCACATACTTCCATCAGCTTTTCGCAATTCTTGTTACTCAAAGGTATTTCTTTCTGTATGTACTTCATCAGAATTTCGCTTTTAAGCTGTTCAAATTCAACTATACTATCTTTGTATGTCTTATAGAATTTAGTGCGCTTATCGAGCGTTGTACACAGTAATATGAACACATTATCATTAAGTATCTGCTCTATATTTGATTGTAGCTTTTCATTCTGCATAAACTCTTTATCATCTCTTGCCACATACATATAAGATGTATTGAGAAATGATTTATTCCGCAAAGTGGCATACACATCAGTAATACTGTCAATCCTTTTAACTGACTTATCACAGGCTTTTGACATTTGGTCTATATAGATTTTTTGTACTGCCCATTCTTCACCTGCGAATATGTAGAATGGCTTTATCTGTTTAGCCTTTATATTAGCTTTGACTTCAACTACTGTCACATCCATAACCTCCTGATTGCTAAAATCCAATGGTCGAACAGCATACGCTTATTCACGGACTTTAACCTTAAATCTTTGATATAGTTACTTGTCAACAGTTCACCATCTGTATAGCGTTGCACTTCATCTTTGTCCTCTGTATGTGTTGCTTCATATTCACATACTGTGCAAAATGCTTTCCAAAACAACTTTATATCATAGCCTTCATCATCTTCCTTAAATGCTATTTTGTCTGCTATCTTAAAACAGTTTGCACCACTCACAGTTGCTATGTTCTGCACTACCTTTTCTACATACTTATAAAACTCACATACTCCACCTTTCATCTGCATAAGTGTGTTTATTTCGCCTGGAGTTGAACCTAACAACAATAATGTATGCATAACATTTGTGGTTGCTTCTACCGCATAATTTGTTTTTATATACTCAACCAACTCATCTTTGGTATAATTCTCCATACTATATATAGTTGCTCTGCTTCGGATAGTTTCAAGAGTATTATTTTCATCTTCCAAAGTCATAATGAAATATGCTTTGTTAGGTGGTTCTTCTGTTACTTTTAAAAGTGCGTTCTTGGCATTAACAGACATTTCATCTGCATCCGATATTATGTAAACCGCTGGCACTCTTGTCTTATATGCTTCTTGAATAAGCCATCTAATGCTTTCAATCCGCACATCTGCTATCTTATAAACCATACAACCAAGCATACTTCTTATTTGTTCAGCTAATGTTTTCTTACCACTTCCCTTTGCACCTGTTAATATAATGAAACGAGGAAATGTACCATCAGTAATCTGCTTTTGCAACTGTGCTATCAAAGTTGTCTGACCTATCATTCATCTACCACCATCCCTCTATACAAAGTACATTCAATATCAAGTTTTGGTGTTGCACTATACTTAATATCATCGGCTAGCTTTAATAATCTCCGCATCCATACAGATACTACATTGAAGCTATATTCGTCCATATCTTTTAAATACTGTTCATAATCTGGAAGTTTCGGTATAGAAACTAACTCCCAACCACAACCAATATTTAGTTTACATAAATCGAGAAGAAAATGGCAATAACTGTGAATAAACTGCTTTAAATCCTTGCCTTCATTATATAAATTCTCAATGATAGTTATAGCATTTTTAGTATCAGTTTCAACCAATGTATCTGTCAGCTTAAACATTGTTTCATAGTCAGTTACACCTAATGCTTTGACTACATTTTCAAGTGTCAACTCTTGCGAGTATGCTAAACACTTATCAAGCAAACTTAACGAATCTCGTAATCCGCCGTCAGCCATTTTTGCAATATACTCAACGGCATCTAAATCATAAGTTTTCATTTTGTTGTTCTCTCCTCTCTGCATTTCGTTGTTTTAATGTATCACTTATCTTTGCTCGCCATTCAGGTGTAATTTCTCGACCCTTTAACTTCTTACTTATTTTGTCTCTCTGTTCTTGTGAAATCGTTTTACCTTTATTATAGGCACTTATCTTTGCTTTAGTTTCATCAGACCTTGGACCGCATTTCTTACCATAATTCCAAGGATGTTTACCCTTCTTTGCATCACTAATCTTTCTACCAACTTCTGGCGGTACATATTTGCCTATTTGACTATTTCTAATTTTCTCTTTAGTTTCTTCAGAAACAATTCGTCCTTTAGCACCTTGTATGCGTCGATTTCTTATTTCTGGGTCTTTCCACTGATTTGTAACTGCCTCTGAAATCTTCTGTTTTGTTTCATCAGATTGATGACTATCTAATCTACCCTCTCCACCAGCACAAATATTATAGCCATATTCAAAATTATTAGCATTAAATTTACGAATAAGTTCTATTTCAATTCTGCAAGCATCTTCTTTACACAGGTCAGAATATAAAATTTCGTGCTGAAAATTATTCCACCCATACTTTTGAATTGCTCTCCAAAAATGAAGATTTCCTTTATAACCTTCTCCATTTTCTCCCCATCGTTCAATAACATTTCGTCTTGTTATACCAATATAAATCTTACCATCAGGAGATATATGTTTATAAACAACATATTTATTCATTTTTAGTATAACCCTCCAACCTCAAAACAGTTTTCAATCTATCAACAATACCTTGCTGGCTAATTCTCTGAAAGTCATATCTCTGCACTCTGCTCAGAATTGTTTTTGGAATCTTTTCTGGATTAGTTGTGCAAAAGATAAATACTGACTTTGCAGGCGGTTCTTCAATCAGTTTGAGAAATGCTTGCCAACCTGCACTACTAATTGCATGACACTCATCTATAATGAATACCTTGTATTCGCTATTCAAACTCTTTGTCTGTGCTTGCTGGATAATGTTTCTAACATCATCTACACCATTATTGCTGGCGGCATCAAGTTCAATCGGGTTACCCTGCCCTTTATTCAACTCATTAGCCAATATTCTTGCACAAGTTGTCTTACCGCACCCAGCACTACCGACAAACAGATATGCGTTCTTATGTTCTCCTGTTTCAAGTTGATTCTGCAATATAACTTTTACAGAACCTTGCTCTGTTACATCGTCCCATGTTTTAGGACGATACTTGGTTGCTAATGCTTCACTCATCTTTCTCTTGCTCCTTTTCCTTTAACTCTTTCATAGCAATCTTTGTTTCAAGCCCTCTCAAATATGAAAGTCGCTTCTTATACCTTTCGGGAAAACAAAGTCTAATCAAAGCATCTAAAAATATTGGGTCTACCACTAATGCTTGCTTATTATCTGAAATGGTACTTTCATCAAACATACGGTCTACAAACATATTAAACCTTGTGTTTTCTGACTTCATCTGGTTATAACCAGCTATTGACATTGTTACTCCAGTATCATTGTTTGCCATTACTTCACCTCCGCATAATCATACAATGAATAGAATACTACATTGTCCCAAACAATTTGATGCTCATATCCCCACTCTCTTTCAGGATCAAATTCATATACTGTAACTGGTAAGTCAAGAATCTTTGCTATTGTATCTACACCATTGATATGTATTCCTGTATCAAGAATATCCTTCCTGCCCTGATAGCCATTATAGTTACTGATAAGCTGTATATCATCAACACAGCTTGTATGCCTGTTATGCGCCTTATATAAATCTACTTGATAGTCGAGCCACTTCTTTACCATTTCTCTCTTTACTTCAATATTCATTTCGCATCCTCCTCCCATGCTAATACATACTTTACGTAGTTTACATAATTCCCGTATCTGTTCTTTGTCGTGCAACTGATTGTCTTTATAGGCATTGTTGCTCTCAACTTATAAATGATGGCGGCAAGTCTTGTAATGCCATATTGTTTAAAAGCATCTAAACTTGTAATGCTACCATTATTTAACAGATGTTCTTTGACCTTTGATAACTGTGTTTCTTTCATACCGCGCCCTCCTCATATTCTACCAAATCTTTGAATAACTTTTCGTCAATCAGATAATGTTGCTCTCCGTCACCAAAATCTATTGCTAGTGCTGAAAAAGGTTTGCCCATAGCAAATGCTTCTTCTCTGTTCTTATAAATCCACTCTCTTTGAATAGTGAATGACTTTTGTTCTTTGGTAACTGTCTTTGCTTCGATTAAGAAATATTGTGTGTTCACATCTCCTTTCTGAAATTTTGTTGCTCCACTATTCGGTGTTTTCTTTCCGCCTACTTGCTTTGCTATTTTCTTCTCCTGCTGATTGCTATACCAGCGTGTCGGCTTCACTTACTCACCTCCTTTAATAATACTATATATTGTAATTATATTATACTAAAACATTATTGCGTAGTCAACATTAAAATAGCTTTTTCTTAACAGTTTTCTTTGGTTTAGCTTCTACTTTATGCTCTTTTACTTCTTCATGAATACCGCCTTTTAATAGTAGCCATTTTGCTCTTTGAACTACCCACGGTTGTTTGATTGGAAGAAATGCTCCTGTACTAGCATCCCAATCTTTGAAATCTTCATACAGAATAACACGACTTGAAATGTCAGGATATTTGTTCTGTAAATCTCTCAATTCTCTTGCCCATTCATCCCACTTTTTATCACTTATTAAATTTTGGTTTAACTCATAATAAATACACGAATGGACAAGTAATTGAAATCTTCTTTGCTGTATTGTTTCGGCAATCTTTAAGAAATCACCTTCAAATTCATCGTATGTGTTCAACTTTTCACCTTCTTAAACAACATATTAAATCTGGTCTGTGTAAAATTGATTCTAACACAATTCCACGATACA